TAAAGAAAACCGTCACAAAAATATTAAGTGACGCCGACACATATCTCATAACGTCAGAAGTTGTCGCCGCATACCGCGAAGAGCAGCCAGACCAAGCAGACGTTAGCGATAAAGACATCAACAATGCCTGCTACCGCCTATTCAAGCAGTCAAAAATAGCAAGGGCCGAGGTGTGGTCTAAGCCAGACCAATCCAAGTGCAGCTTCAATCTGTGGGCATTCGATGCGTCAAGGTTTACCCTATGAGCCTAGAGCGCATCGAAGAGTTGGGTCAAATTCTGTCAAAACTTGACCTGACAATCCAGCATATGCTGTCATGCAAAATAACGCCAGATGACTTTCCAGACCTCAATGATGCACTCACAATGCTGGAAGAGGCCAGAGGAATGTTGAGAAAGGCATATCAAAACGTCAGGACAGACTATGACGCCCAGTGACCTCGAAAAAATATTTCAGCAAATGCCGCACAAAATAACCAACGTGGATATCATCGCGCTGATCGCAACCATCATCGATGGATATGATCTGCAAGACGATTTCACAAGAGTAATGGAGGGCGTGGCAGAGGCGCTGCTAACCATGCACGATGAGCCATGCGACTGCGAGATGTGCGTAGCAAGACGGGAGGGAATGCATTGACCAGACAGGCAATCAAACGAGAGCAGTTCAAAGTGAACCACCTGACATTTGAACTGACCGACACGACCTACGCAGTAATCGCTGGGGAGGCCGTACACGCAAAGGATCGACGCCCACTGTTCACGGGCGTCATCACCAAGGGAACCGCAACAGAGCTACGCAGATTGGCTCACCAGTTTGATGAACGGGAGGATAAATTATGATCGTTAAATCTTGGCAGTTTAGGGGCTACGAGTGGAGCCAAGACATGCCAGAATGGCTGAAGCCAGAATGCTCCAAACGTGCGGGAAGCCCACACCTGTGGATACACACGCAGGCAGGGGAAGAAGCCGCAGGATCAGGGCAGTGGATCGCAATCAATATGCGAGGCCACGTCAGCATACACAACACAAAACCAGATGGCTGGATGAAAGAAATCATCGCAGGCGTTGCATTCACAGTCATTGTCGCAATTGTCGCCATCGTAATGCTCTCCCTTTAATCAATGGCAATTAATGGGAGTTGACATCAAGCCCCGCTTCGGCGGGGTTTTTTACCACAAGAACGACAACCCTTTTTTTTAATTTAATTTTGTATTATATGAAAATAACAGGAGGGCCGTATCATGGCGAAAAAAACAACCAAGAAACAACCAGCCAAAAAATCTGTCGGTAGGCCAAAGTTTGAAATCACAGAAGAAGTGATGTCAGAGGTCAAAACACTTGCGGGGCAGGGATTGACTGTCGAACAAATCGCTTCCTGCTTGGGTATTTCACCCGCCACCTTCTACAACAGGCAGGCCGAAAACTTAGAGTTTATGGAGACTATAAAAAAAGGCAAGGCAATTGCCCTCTCAAAAGTTACCAATGCCCTGTTTGAAAATGCCACCGTCGAGCGGGATAATGTCGCCATCATTTACTACCTAAACAACAGGGACAAAGAAAACTGGTCGAACAAGCATGAGGTCGCAACCACCGTCGAACATAAAAATGTCATAGATTTAACAAGGATGAGCGATGACCAACTCAGCGCAATTGCAGCAGCTTTTAAACAAGCTGACACTGGAGCAAGTTCAAGCGGAGCGTTACCGCAGATCATTGAGGGAGTTTACGAAAGCCGCATGGCCGACGATTGAACCGGGCGTCGATTTCAAAAACAACTGGCACATCGATGCCATCAGTGATCACCTCCAATCCGTGGCCGAAGGCGACATCAAGCGCCTAATCATCAACGTGCCGCCCCGACACATGAAGTCCATTAGCGTGGCCGTGGCGCTGCCTGCGTGGACTTGGGCCACACAACCCCACAAGAAGTTCCTCTATGCGTCCTACGCCTCCTCCCTGTCGATCAGGGATAGCGTGAAGTGCCGCAGGCTGATCGATAGCCCGTGGTACAAGGCGCACTTCGGTGACAAATTTAAACTGACCGACGATCAAAACCAGAAGCAGCGGTTTGAAAATGATCAAACAGGCTATAGAATCGCGACCAGTGTCGGTGGTGCTTTGACCGGGGATGGGGGAGACATTATCGCAATTGACGATCCCCACAATTCGATAGAAGCAGACAGCAGCAAAGTCAGGGAGGGTGTGCTGGAGTGGTGGGATCAGGCCATGCAGACGCGCCTTAACGATCCAAAGACGGGCGCGTTTGTCATCATCATGCAAAGATTGCACGAACAAGACCTCACGGGCCATATTCTCGCCAATGAGCTAGGCAACGAATGGGATCACCTGTGCCTGCCTGCCAGATATGAGATCGGTCACCCAACGCCCAACAGATCAAGCCTTGGCTTCACAGACCCACGAACAGAAGAGGGGGAGCTTCTCTGGCCCGACAGGATGGACGAGAAGACCCTGACCACCCTAGAGCGCAGCCTTGGCTCCTACGCAGCCGCAGGGCAGCTACAGCAGCGGCCAAGCCCCAAGGGCGGTGGTATCCTCAAGTCAAGCTGGTGGGTGCCGTGGGAAAAGGAAGACCTCCCCGAAAATATCGAATATGTAATTCAATCTTGGGACACAGCTTTTGAAACAAAGGAAAGCTCCAGCTTTAGCGCCAGAACCACTTGGGGCGTTTTCAAGCATCAAGGATACGACTGCGCCATCGTGCTGGAGGCGTGGTACGACAAGGTGAGCTACCCAGAGTTACGCAAGCTGGCGCAGGAGGCATACGATGACTGGGAGCCAGACGCAGTGCTGATCGAAAAGAAGGCGTCAGGGCAGAGCCTCCTGCAAGACCTCAGAATGGCAGGGGTGCCAGTGCTGGCGTACAGCCCAGACCGTGATAAGGAAGCTCGCGCACACGCCGCATCTGCCCTTCTGGAAGACGGCAGAATATTCTATCCCAAGCGCAAATGGGCCGAAGATTTGATCTCAATATGTGCCGCCTTCCCAGCGCACCCAAATGATGATATCGTTGACACTTGCACCCAAGCGTGGCTAAGACTGAGAAAAGGCTGGTTCCTTGGTCACACTGAAGACCCTGACGAGGACGATTATCAAGAACCGCAAAGGATAACTTTATATGGCTGATCCAAATGTAATCCCGTTTGCCGAGGGCGCACCCGCAGATGACCTGATGGTCGAGACGCTTCCAGACGGTGACGTGCTGATCGGTGATCCAGAGCTTGACGATATCGAAGAGAGCGACAGCGGCTTCTACGCAAATCTCGCAGAAGAGATCGACGCACGGGAGTTATCGGCCAAGGGCGCGGAGCTTGTGTCGTATTACGAGAACGATGAAGCCGCCAGAGACGAGTGGAAGTCACGCTACAAGGCAGGGTTGCGTACCTTGGACCCAGATGGGGGGCTAGATGAAAGCGAAGACGAGAGGGCCACCCGTGGCCTGTCCATCGTTGTTCACCCCCTGATCGCAGAAGCAGCAACCCAGTTTAACGCCAAGGCCATCGCAGAGCTTTACCCGTCAGGTGGCCCAATCAAGTCGGTCATCATTGGTCAGCCAGACGAGGAAATCGAAGAGCAGGGCCGCAGGGTCAGAGAATTTATGAATTACCAGATCACAGAGGAAATGCCCGAATACTTTCCCGATCTGGATCAAATGCTGTTTCACCTACCGCTGGTCGGCCAGACGTTTAAAAAGGTTTGGTGGGACGTAAACCTCGACAGGCAGTGCAGCCAGTTCGTCAAGGCCGAAGACTTCTGCGTGGCTCCAGATAGCAAAGACCTCTACACATCCCCACGCTACACCCACATCATCAGAATGCCGAAAAACGAATATAATCGCTACGTGGCAAACGGCTACTACCTTCAGACAACCGATGACGGCAGCGAAGATATCGATCCAGCCGACAGCGTAATTGGCGAAATCGAGGGCGTCGATGAATACGACAACAACGATGACGTAATCACACTGCTGGAAATGCACCTCTATGATCTGTTCGACGGCATTGATGGCGAGGAAATGGATGAAGACGATCAGGACGATAACGCTGTCGCCCTGCCCTATTGCATCACAATCGATTACGACAATCAAAAGATCGTGTCGGTCAGGCGCAATTGGCGCGAAGACGATGAGCTAAAGAAACGCCGCGACTGGTTCGTGTCGTACAAGTTCCTGCCGGGACTTGGGTTCTACGGCTTTGGCCTCTATCACATGATTGGCGGTCTGGGCAAAGCGGCGACAGGATCGCTTCGCGCCCTGCTCGACAGTGCCGCATTCGCAAATATGCAGGGCGGGTTCAAGCTGCGTGGCCGTGTGACTGGCGGCGACCTGCAAGTATCCCCCGG